TCTTCTTCGAAAGCTCTGTCTGATGTTTCTGTTTGAAAGATCTCAGCAGTTTCGTTTTCGTACCTGTCATACTCTAGTCCAAATAGAGCATTCAAACCAGGCTCTAGTTCTTTAACTAGCTGTGCTCGTGATATAGCCATAATTTAATCTCCTCTATTATGATTGACCAGTAGTACCAGACTTGTACGAATGGTTATTGATAACTACCAATACATTCACGCCTGAAGCAGCTGTAATATCAGAATTGTTTGGATCCTGAGATATGTCTACTGCTTTTAGCACAAATGTAGAAGATGAATCAGCTGTTGCAACATCAAGACTCTCTCTTGACTGTCCAGATAAAGTATCTCCAGTGCCTGCATTTATTTTATAATTTGCAAACAAATGAGAAACTGTGAAAGTTGCATCTGAATTAATTTCAAATACAACGTCTGGTCCGTCAATAACTTGAGCCATGATATCGTTAGCAGATATGCTTCCAGGATAGTAGTTTTTAAATGTCGGTTTCTGAGATGTAGGATCAGTGTAGAAAACCCCATTGAAGACACCAACAACAGGATTATCAGAAACGCCTGCAAGCTGAATTGTTCCATCAGCAGCAGTTTTTACTAAGTCACCCTGAAATACCGCTGTTCCGTAATTCTTTAGAATACGATATCTGTTTTGTGCTCCATTGTAGGGAGTTCCATCTAACTGTCTAGCAGCTCTCAGACCGAAATTGCCTGTGTCATTTGCCATCGTTATGTCCTCTACTTTAGTTTGTTAATGTTACTTAGTAGTGATAACAAAAAAATTACTTTTTCGAACCACCACCAAAGGTTACCCTTGATTGCCTTTCAATATTGATAGGCATCTCAGGACGCTGCTCCTTCATAAGATCATTGTCAACCGCTTGTATTTGTTCGCGAGTTCTATTCTCGAAATATTCTTTTCTCGATTGCATGACCTCTTCTGGTATCCTTGCAAGCACATGGCCATCAACCCCGATGATCCCTTTATGTTTTCCTTCCTGAATCGTTGGATAGTCATGAGGACCGATTTCCTTCATTACGGTTTCGGCTCTCACAAACTCCCAACCTTCCCTTAAAGCTTTTGATACATTAGCAGAATCCATGAAACCCATAGTCTCTGCTCTAATCCATCTTTGTACCATGCCTTGCGGTGCAGGCGGAGCATCTAAACTTGATGGTGGAGTCCAATCTGTTTTTCTCTTTTTCTTTTCTCGCATTTCAGACTCGCGCGATATCGTTGTATTATTTTCTTTTTTATCCATAATATCTCCTATTTAACGTATTTCGCGTATTCCTCTAGTGGCACCCCTAATTTTTTAGCTATCGCTACCTGTGATTTGGTGAGTCTCACAGTCTTGCGTCCACTTTGGTTACGCACTGCAGGTGCAACGGTCTGGACGGGTTGCCTTTGCGCCTGTGGTTGATCAAACTTATTAGGAAAATAATTCTTAATTCGTTTGTTCAGTTCATTATAATACTCATCCGAGTCTCCTACAACCCCACTTTCAATTAAATTTTTGTGGATTGCTATAGCTGCGTCATGCATAACATCGTCCTCATTAAACCAAGAGTTTTCCTCTGCCCATCTCTGAGCTCTTAAACTCGGTTGTGGTTGATCAGTTGTCGGTTGAGTCGCGGGAGCAATCTCTTGTGGAGTTTGCTTCGCTTCTTGTTCTTTCAAAAACTTAGTTTGTGATAAACGCTCTTTTTCTATCGCCAATTGAGTAAGTTTCTGATTAGCATCAACTATTGATTTTGCATCTTGTCCCTCAATTGCTCTTTGCAATAAGGTATTTGCTGCAACTTCGTCAGTTTGAAGTCTTTTTTCAAATTCACTTAAATAGTTAGCCTCCATTTTTGGATACTTACTTTGGAATTTGTTAATTTCACTTTTTAAACCTTGGGCATATTGTAAAGCAGCTTCTGCTCTTCTATCTGCTTCACGTCTATCTCTGGTTAATTTATTTATTCTTTTTTGAACTGAATCAGATGCTTTATTTAAATCAAAACCATCGTTATCTTTAACGGTTTCAACATTGATAGGTGTTTTATCTCTATTTATCTCAGCACCTTCTGGTTCTAGTTCTTCTTTTTGTAAATTTACTTCTTTAGACTCAGTTTCGTTTACAACTGGTTCTACATTTATGTCTTGTGACTTAATACCATCTGTATCTAAATCTACTTCAACATCTCCTTTATTTAGCTCTGTTCTTGCCATATCTTCTCCTAATATAAGTGCAGTATATCCTCTGGATTACTGATGGTTGCGATGATTTCATCATCGTTTAGTATTCGAACTTCAGCTCCCTCTATTTTAAAACGTGAGCCAGCATATCTTCCAAAAATTATCCAATCACCTTCTTTGCACCATGGACCTGTTGAAAACTTATCTGTATCTTTGTAAGCTAACGGTCCAAGTTTTAATACATATGCACAGACTGTAGTCATTTGTATTGTTTCTGCAGTTTGATCAGCAAGAATAACTCCACCTTTTGTTTTCTTAGGTCCACTATAAGGTAGAACTAATACTCTATAACCTGTTGGTTGAGGTAGTCTATCTATTGAAGATTTTTCTATTGATGTTGGATCTAAAAAAAGTTTTTTAACTTCTTCTTGTGATTTATAGGCGTTTAATAAAGCAGGTTCATGCTTATTAACTTCCTTTGTCTTCAGTTTCATTTGGCTCCTGTTTCTTTAGCAGGTCTTGTAAGTCCCTGTGCAGATCCTCTATGGATCTGATCTGCCCTATTATATACTTATACTCCTCAATAGTGTCAACTCCTAATTTCAACTTTTCCGTTAGAGCATCTGACCTAGGTTTAAGTATTTTGTTTTGTATAAATTTTATTGTTGAGTAATCCACACCTACCTTTTATATTTTTCTCTCCAATATTTGGCTCTTTCGAGTCTTCTAACTCGCATCTCTAGATTTGTGTATTGATAAAACACAATCATTTTAAAAAACGTAAAAAATCTTTTTAACATTTCCATCTTCTTCTAGCTTGTCTTATTCTTGAATTTGGGTCATTTCTAGTTTTTGCACTAGCTCTTTTTAACTGACCTAATGATCTAGCGCAATAAGATTTTCTTCTTTTTGCATCTTTTGAGCCTGGTTTAACATCCCCTGTTACAGCAGTTTTTAACTTAGATCCTGGATTAAGCCTTCTATAAGCTTTTACTCCAGCTTTAGTCATTCCAGCACCTGATTTTGTAGGTCTAAAATTTCTTTTGTTTCTAGCAGGCATACCACCTTTTTTCATATTTGCTATTTTTTCTAAAGTTTCTGCCTGAGAAGCATGAGCTTTTGATGCTTTTTTCAATTTGCCAGCAACTTTCAAAATACCACCTTTTGAAAATTTCTTTTTAAAACCTATACCTTTATAATCTTTTGATATGTCTACAAATATTTCTGATTCAGGCACAATGTTTGGTAAATATTCATCATCTGCTTTAGCTCTACCTATCCTTACTGATGGTCCTTTTCCAGATTTTCCAATATTTTTTATATCTTTTCCAGTAAAATATTCTTTACCTTTTGGAGGAGTAAAACCAAAAGCATAAGAAATAATATCATCACTCATAGATACCTCATTCTTGTTTGATCTATTATACCACCCTGCATTTTTGTAAATGTTTTGACGTTTGTTGGTTTAGGACCGGTGTTACCCGCTGCTCTTTTTCTGGCAACAGCACTCGCCCTTTGCGACGCGCTCATCCGTGTGGCTTTGGCAAGTGGTACGCATTTTGGATACTTCCTCTTCGCGTCCGCTTTCTGTTTTGAACGGCCACACTTTGCGAAAGAACCATCTTTTTTTCTGCTCCCAATATCCACCCATTTCTGATCGAACCATTTTTTTAATCCATTAGACATATGTAAATTTTGTAGTATCTATGACACCACCACCAGCTTTACCTGCTGGTTTTGGTCCTTTAAAATCTTTTCTTCTAAGACCACTTGGATCTTTTGCTTTACCTGCACAAATTTTAGAAGCGTAAGCATTAGCGTATGCACTGGGATATACTTTAAATTTCCTCTTTGCTGCTGCTTTACCTCTTGGACATAATTTTGTCATTTTAAACCTTTCAGTAAGCTGCCAT